TTTACTGGAGAATGCAAGGTGTTCATGATAGTTCGAACCACCATGATCAGCTCTGTAACCTGAGTGACTTCTGTCACCAGTCAGATACTCCACAACATTACCTGATGTTTCTTGTGGTATTGCCTCTGTTTGAGGTATTGCCTCTGTTTGAGGTGTTGCTTCTGATTGAGGTATTACTTCTGTTTGAGGTGTAAGTGTTGGTTGTGATTGTCTTTGAATAGAAGTCTGAGGAAGACTTCCATCAGCGTCATATCTTTCTCGAAGTTCTGATAAAGACTTACCACCAATTCGAAGTTGAGAAGAAATACCGTCTAATATTTGTTCAGTTGCTGCAATTCTTTCTTGGATTTTTCTATTATTATTAGGTCCTCTTGTACCTTTCAACTGTCTTTGTAATGCAGCAAGTTCTTTGAGTTTCTCCTCATAAATTTTCAAGAATCTTGCTGTATCTTTTTCTTCATCTGTCAGTTTGTCTCTATCTGCTTTCGTAGATATTCTCCCATAATTATCTCTCAAATCTCTAATAAATTGACCTTCGTCCGCTCTATTACCATATTGTGCTCTATTAATTTTAGGTTTTACTTTTTCTTCATAAAACTCTCTTGTAGGTCCTTCAAGTTTATTTAAAATTTCTCTTAATGTCATTCCACCAGCTATCAATCCAATTGTTGCCAGAACAGCAGGATTTAATATAATTGCACCCAAACCTGTCACAATAGGTAACATTAGTGAAAGAAGAGCACCCACCATACCAATGACAGGTAAAAATGAGGTTGTAAATGTTATCGCAATTATTCCAAGCATCCCAAGAACAATCTTGTCTATATTTTCTGATAGAAAATTAAAGATAGATTCCCTTTTCTCTGGATCTGTTAAAACGTTCAATAGGGCCATAATACCAACTGACAGAGTCAGTCTACCTATAGACTCAAATATCCCTTTCAGAAAATCTGGTGTCTTAGGAAGTGATATCCCACTCTTCTTTTCAACATCTTTACCTTCTTTTACTGCTTCAGTTTTTTCTTCTCTTCTTTTTACCTTTACTTTTTGTTTTACCCGATCTTTGTTCTCAGACTTTTTCTTCTCATCCTTTACATCTTTCTTTGTAACTTTTTTGAGAGATTCTGTATTTTCTACCAATGACTTGAGAAGATCATCTAACTTATCCATGTCAAATGTTCCTTCTTTTTGTGTAGAAGGTTTGACTGGTTTAATTTTTGTAATTGATAATCTTGGTCTCTTAATTAGTGATGAAGATGGTTTAGACTTCTTTGATCCTGGTAAAGAATTATCTTCCTTTGAACCAGGAAGTAACTTTTGACGTGATACTTTTTTGGCTTTTTCTTTCCCATCACCCAATAACTTAGTGGCGGCCTTAGCCTTAGAACCACCAGCTATCATTTTTGTTGCCCCTGCAAGAAGTGGAAGTGCCATATCTTATACTACCACTCCATAAGTTGACTTAGCTGAGATTACACTCAGGTTTGTGGGGTCAGTTGCAGAGAAAGCAAGAACTGGTGTCTGACTTGCACCAGCAGATGAAATTGAATTATCTACTTTAACACCAGCACCAGGTAATGTCATAGATGCAACAGAAACATTACTCACTGGTGGATTTACTGGTTTAGGCAAGGAAGTCTTACTTGGAGCCATTGACACCTCTGGGCTTCTTGTTTGACCAACTGGAGGTGGTTCAACTGTTGTTGGCCTAATTCTATTAGACCTTTCTTGTTGAAATCTTTGTCTGATCTGTTCGGCAGTCTTTCCACCTTGACCATAGTAACTACTATTAGTTCCAACTCTACCTTGAGCGTCTGGGCCAATAAGATTAGGGAAAGATGCAAAGACAGGTGCTAACTTATCAATAGTCTCATCTGACATTGTAGGGGCATTAATTTCAGCCTCTGTCACCCCTGCCTGTTTCATCACATAACCATATAAGAATATTTTATCCTGGTTTTCTGGAGTGAACTTATCTACAGCAGGATTAAGACCAGCAGCTGCGGCATAAAGTTCTGGTTCTATCATCTGATACTTACCAACAGCAGCAGACTGTTGACGACCACCGTCAAACTTACCTCTACCTTCTGCCAAGAATTTCTTCTGTAACTCTACAACTTGATTAATAGTGTATCTACTCAAGTCTCCCGCATATTCAGAACCACCAAACCAGGTGTTATAACCAGCATTACCTGCAGTACCTTCAGCATAAGCAACGGTCTCTGCAAATGCCTTTTGTTGTGGGGTAAGACCACCTGATGTAGGTACCATTGGTGTTTGTGGGTTTACTCTGGTTCCTGTACTAGGTTGAGTTGTTCCTGTACTAGGTTGAGTTGTTCCTGTACTAGGTTGAGTTGTTCCTGTACTAGGTTGAGTTGTTCCTGGTGCAGGAAGAACTGGTGCTGGTGGTGCATTTGGAATTCCAAGAATACCATCCATGAAGTCATCTTCCACTTCTGGTACTCTACCTAAGAATACTTTATCTTTGATGATATTTTCATCAATGAGTGGTACTTCTGGTACAGGTAGAGGCTGTATTACATTACCAAGTCCTGGAACATTTTTTAGAGGAGCTAATGTATTATTAATATTCGTCACAAATTCTTTTATCTTTGTATTCAAACCACCAATTACATTATTCAAAGGTTTTATTATGTTATCAATGACAAAATTTTCTATTGTTTCTTCAAGTTTGGCAATCTGAAGATTCACCCACTTTACAATACCATTAATGAATTTTGCAGGATTCTCAAGGAACCTGAGAAGTTCCATAATAAAGATTGAAAAACCAATTTTCTTAAAGAAGTCAAAAAGACCTCCCAACATATCACCAATTGGTTTTACACCTTTCTTTACACCTTTTACAATATTTCCTAAAACATTCTTTCTTTCTATCTTTTCTTCTCTTCTTGAATCTTCCACCTTTCCTGCGGCAATTCTATCTTTCTCTTTCTCCTTTTCTTCTATTTCATCCTTTTGTTTAAGGTTCTCAGCAGTGTTCTGAACATTCTTGTCTACCGCATTTAATTTTGCGACAAGAAGACCCATGATTTCATCATTACTCTGACCTTCATCTTTAATTGGTTGATCTACCCTGACAGAAGGTGAGGGCATCAATAAAGATCTTCTAACCTTTGATACTGGTTCGGTAGTCTTCTTTTTACCTACAAATGATTCTGCCTTTATCTTCTGACCATTTACTTTGAACTTACCTGTACTGCCTTTTACTCTCTTAAATTCATTACTGATAAGTTCTGCATCACCACTGTCAACATCCTGACCACTCATTCTGTCAGCCGTCATCTTCTCTTTCAGAAGAGTTTTATAGTCACTATAATCTAGTCCTGTAGTATCTTCGATACCGAGGAGTTTTAATATTCTTGGATCAATATCTTCATCTACAAGTTCTTCTCCCTTTTCTTCAATCTTCTTTGGAATTACCGCAAGTGCAGAAGAGCTCTTTTCACCACCTACTTCTTTCTTTGTTTCTTCTTTAATATCATTCAAAAGGTCATCAAGACCTTCAGGTATTTTTTCTTCCTCTTCTTCTTTAGTTTCTTTATAAGATGCTACCTTTTTATTATACTCTTCAATAATTCTATCAATCTCATCCATGATAGAATCAGAAGTTTCACTTAACTTCTCATCCAGTTTTTCTTGAGTATCATCTACGAATTTATCTTCTGGTAGATATTTTTGTGCTAATGTGTCATCTTTTACAGGGTTTTTAATGGGATCTGCCATCGATCTTGCAGTATCCAGGAAATCCCCTTTACCCATTACAATTTCACTATCAACTTTACTTTGTTGATCTGGTGGCAAAGAATTGTAGTATTTTGATAACTGAGTGATCTGATCATCACTCAATTTGGCGACAAGATCCTTCCCTAACTTATACTCATAGGCTTTTCTTAGTTTTTGAGGATCTCTAGCCATTTTGTTGTGCCTTTGCTTTTTCTTCTTCTTCCTCAAGGTGTTGTTGTAAGAGAGCTACATAAATGTCTCTCTCCCAGGGCATCATGTTTTCAATCTCCGTTAATGAATATTTATGATACTGCATCAGGGCAAAATTTAACCTGAAGTAGTTCTCAAGATCCATATGGACCATCCCTATGCGAAAAAACTGGACAAACCCTCCAGAACGATAGTACTCTTCACTTCTGTCTTAGGATTAACAACTTCGACCTCATAAGACAGTTTAGGCATTGTTTCAAAGAACTTTTCAATCTGTTTGAATTGAACTGAGTTCATCTGTTCCAAAAATTCAATAACTTCTTTTTTAGAACAATCTTTAGTTGACCAAACTTCTTCTTCACTGAATATGGTATCAATACAACTTGCAATCAGTTCAAATGACTTATCGATATCAACATTACCTTTAATATCAAAGTTATTTTTGATGAACTCATCTAGTGAAGGATACTTCATCTCCATCATCAAACTATCATCAAGTTTAATTTTCTTTTCATGTCCTTCACCTTCCTTTACCTCAATTTCATCAAGTTGAATGGTAATAGGAATTTCAGTCATACCATCATCTGGTGCAATGATATTCACTTCAACTTCTTCACCAACTGATTTACCACGAATATTCAAGAAAAGATATTCGATATCAAATGTAGGAAGTGTTTCTACCTTTACACCCCTGGTTTCAATACAACTCTTTAGAACTGCCTTGATTGCATTGGTGATTTGTTTGGTATCATCACTCTCAAGAGCAAGAACCAGAAGTTTCTCTTCCTTGACCAAAAAGGGTCTATACTTAATTTTCTTTTTGGTAGATGGTAAAGTCAACTCATAAGTTGGAGTTGCAATCTTTGGTAAAGGCATAATGATTTGATAAAGAAATCAGGTATTAGTATTTATTGGAGTATTCCAGCGTTGAAATTTAATATACTTGCAAGTGAAAAATCATCCACAAATTCTGAGAATACTGTTCTACTTGTCTTTCTTACATACCTAAGGAAGTTAAAACTTACAGTGTAACTCATAATCTGACTTCCAGCATATGAAAGTTGAGTTGAAGTTACCTGACTTGGATATGCTCCGACCATGGTGTATTCCATCGACTTACCATAGATGTCCTTCTCAAATTTAGTAACAAAGATCTGACCTCTGTAACTATCAGGATAGTTCATTCTGTAGGAAGCATATGGAGATGCAAATGCATTGGGGTCTAATTGATTTGAGATATAATCCATCCAACCATCAAATATGTCAATTACTTTGTAGTTTCTATCAACATAAAATGTCATGTCAAATGTTGTGTCATAATCACGACGATCTGCAAATCTTTCAGTTACACCCGCATAATTACTAGTCACTTCTACTGTTTGAAAGTTTGATCCAGGAAGAACTACTTGATTACATAACAATTCAATATTTGGTGCATTCTGGGCAAACTGAACCCCTCTGGAGTCCAAAAGTTCAACAACAGCTGATGGTGGATTTAGTTTTACTTGAAATACAGATGTCTGAGAAAGATTTAATACTCTACTCTTCAGATCTGATGTTTTTATACGATTTGGTGTTGCACCAGCCATCTATAAATACACTTGACTATTATATACTATGTATACGGAATGGGTGAAAGTATTAAGTCACTATTCAAACCCTCCAATCCTCAAAAATACATCGGTGACCCTAACAATATAATCTGTCGATCCTCATGGGAGCGTAGGTTCTGTATGTGGTGTGATAACAATGAGAATATCTTAAAGTGGGCATCTGAGGAATTCTCTATTCCTTATGTTTCGCCCAAAGATAATAGAATTCATCGTTATTACCCCGATTACTTAATCGAGGTGAGGGAAACAAGTGGTAAAGTAAAGAAATACATTGTGGAAGTAAAACCGAAGAAACAAACTCTTCCACCAAAGAAACCAAGTAGGGTAACTAAAGGATATATCTACGAATCTGTTACCTATGCAGTCAATCAAGCAAAATGGAAAGCTGCGAAGGAGTTTGCGTTGGATAATGGAGTTGAATTTATGGTTATGACAGAAGATGACTTATTTCCAGAAAACCATTATACTAGAAAAGATTATAAAAGTAGGAGGAGGAGAAAAAAATGAAAAAGTTTTATACCTACGCCTACCTTAGAGAAGATAAAACACCATATTACATTGGCAAAGGCACAGGAAGAAGAATGTATGGTAACCACAAACATACACCTGTGCCACCAAAAGATAGAATATTATTACTTAAAGAAAACTTATCTAATGAAGAGGCAATAAGGCACGAAATGTATCTTATTTCTGTTTTGGACAGAAAAAGTGAGGGTGGAATATTAATAAATCTAACTTCTGGTGGGGAAGGTTTCTGTGCTCCACACACAGAAGAAACAAAGAAGAAAATGAGAGAGGCAAAGAGGCCACCAGTTACAGAGGAAACAAAGAAGAAGATATCAACATCACTTAAGGAGAAATGGAAGAATAATCCGAGGCCTATTGAATATTATGAAAAAAACTTACAAAAAATGGCGGAAAGAAATAGAACAGATAAGGAGAAGAATAAGAAACATAGTGAGTTTATGAGAAACCAAAGATATGCCGCAAAACCTGTTAAATATAAAGGTATCGAATATCCTTCTATGGTGAATGCTATGGAACAAACAGGGTTATCAAGATATCTTATCTTAAAGGGGTAACCTTATGGAACAAGAGGATTATCTGGCAAGCGACACACAAAGAATAGAAAACCTCGTCGATGATATCAGAACCTCTGGTAGTCCAGATGATATGTTTCTCGCCTTGATGGAAGTATTAACAACCAAAGAATTAGTACCACAAGTCGGTAGATACTACACATTCATATATCAAGCAAAAACACCGAGAATTGAATATGATGAATTTCCTTTGATTGCATGTATTGGTGTTTATAATTGGGGATTTAGAGGCCTTAACTATCATTGGTCAACCAGAGGAAATGCATTCCATAACTACACCTGGGATGAAGTAGGTAATAATGACTTACTTCTGGTCTATCCAAATGAATTACAAGATATGAGGTCTATACCTTATCAAAAATTCAGAATAAATAACTAAACTGGATGGACCTTATTTAATGGCCATAATCAAACAAAAAAGAAATTGGAATAATATTCCCGTAAGAATAGAAACCAATAACGAAACTGCAGAAGTAAAAGTTTATGTAGATGGTGGTTTTTTTGGTGGTAATTCAGATCCATTATTTACTAGTGAAGGTAAGGGAAGTGATTGGAAAATAACAAGTCCACAAAATTATGTATTTCAATTTAACAACAAAAACGGAACGAGAAGTACTCAAAAAGAACTTGAAAGGGCATTCTTTTTAGAAGGGTATAAGACATTTGATAATGATCGTGCAGCGGTTTTAAATAATCCAGAGAATTATAGTAGTTCTAGAAATTCCATAATCTCAAGACAACGATTTTTTGATCAAAGAACACCTAGAATTAATGATCCAAAAACAGGTCTCACAATTGATTCTAAAGGAAATCCAACAAATCTTCCAGTGACCCCAACCAGGTCACAAGTACCAGGAGCTTCTGGTGATGCACCCCCACCAAGTGCAGCAGATAACCAAGGACCAGGAACGGTCATTGGTTCAACTAATACAGGTGATCAGGTTCAGGTTGTTGATAATAATGAACAAGGATCCACTGCAGTTGACGAAAAAGAGTCTACTGTAACTGAAGACAAAACTAAACCACTAACTGAAAAAACATTACTTCGTTATCCATTGGCAAATCTAGATGGATTGGAAGAACTTGGTATTTCTTATGACTACATCAAGATTAGAGTTCTTGATTGGAAGAATGGTCTTGATAATACATCTGAGGGTGTAACCAGAGTAACACAAAGATATAGTCAATCAAAGGCTTCTCTTGAAACTATTATCTTACCTATGGTTAACAATCTATCCTCCACAAATGGTGTGGGTTGGGGTGAAAACAATATGAATATTATTGAACTTAGAGGTGCCCAAATAATCCAACAGGGTCTTGAGCGTGTTGGACAAAATGGATTGTCTCTGAATGTAGCAAAAGAGGCTCTCAGTAATGCATTACAAGTAGCAAGAGATGTTGTAGGAGGATTGATCAAAGAGAAAGGTGCAGTCGCAGCTGCCCTGGCAGGTTATGTTGTAGGAAATGCTAGTTTCTTGACCAGGGGTTCTGGTAAGGTCATCAACCCAAATATGGAACTTTTGTTCAATGGACCAAAACTAAGAACATTTGGTTTTCAGTTTGATTTTGCACCAAGAAGTAGTGAGGAAGCAAAAATTGTTCGTGATATCATCAAAGTATTAAAAGCACGTTCATCACCATCACTAGGTTCTGCACGGTTATTCTTAGAATCCCCCAAAGTTTTTGAATTGGAGTACATATATAATGGAGATGGTAGTGATGAGGCCAGCAAATCAACTCATCCATATTTGAATAAAATCAAACCTTGTGCTCTCACACAGATTGACGTTAATTATACGCCTAATAACAAATATATGACATACGCCGAAGATGGTTCTATGGTTGCTACATCTTTGAGAATGTCATTCACTGAAATTGAACCAATTTATGCTAATGATTATAGTTCAACTGGTCACCCTGCAGGATACTAAAGATGACAACTCCATACTTTAGATACGTTCCAAACTTTGAGTACGTTAATAGACTCAGAGAAAATAAAACTATATTAGAATATATTCAAGTCAAAAACCTCTTTAAAAGAGGTGTTATTCGTGAAGATATTTTTACAGACTTAACAAATTTTACAAAATATTCAATTGTAGGTGATGAGAGACCTGATAATATTGCAAATAAGGTATATG